GAACGCCGTGAGTTAAAGCGTAAACTCTATAGGGCAGTGGCAAATGTTAACATACTGGAAGGCATTCGCTTTTATGTCAGTTTTGCTTGTTCTTTTGCATTTGGTGAACTCAAGCTTATGGAGGGATCCGCTAAGATCATCTCCCTTATTGCAAGAGACGAGAACCAACACCTGGCGATAACTCAGAACATTCTCAACAAGTGGCGTGATGGTGACGACAAAGAGATGCAGCAGATTGCTGCAGAAGAAGAAGAGTATGTTTACTCTATGTTTGATCGTGCTGTGAATGAAGAGAAGAAGTGGGCGGACTATCTGTTCAAGGATGGATCAATGATTGGTTTGAATGATAAACTCCTTCAGCAGTATGTTGAGTGGATTGCTAATCGTCGCATGAAGGCGATTGGTCTCAAACCAGTCTATGATATTGCTGCTAAGAACAATCCCCTACCCTGGACACAGCACTGGATCTCTTCTAAGGGTCTACAGGTTGCTCCCCAGGAGACTGAGGTAGAATCTTATGTTGTAAGTGGAATTAAACAAGATGTCAAAAAAGATACCTTCTCAGGATTCCAACTTTGATTGGAAAATTGAGTATCTAGAAATGATGGGGACTCAACTCAATCCGTTCCAAAGACGATTACTTGAGGAAGGTCCCCATAAACTTACAGATGCTTGGGCACTTCAAGCAATGAAGTATGATTGGAAGAGAAAAAATAATAAATAATATTATCAAATTAGGTATTTTTCCGTCATGGATTTTAGAACAATCAAAGAGGAATATAACAGCATTTATAAGACTGCTCCTCAGTATTTGTCTGAAGAGACTGAAGACCTGGAACTCATTGATGAAGAGTATGAAGCAGAACTTGATGCTCTTGTTGATGAGGACCTCTTAGAGGAAGTTGTTCTTGAACTCCTTGATGAAGGATTGACAGGAGATCAGATTGTTGAAGCATATGAAGAATTGGTCGAAGCAAGAATCACTTCTGATGCTGGTCGCACTGGTGGTGGCGGTAAAGTAACTTCTGGATCTGGTTCTAGAATGGCGGCAGCATCTAGACTTGCTCGCATGAAGAGTGCTCAGAAGATTGCTAGAGCAAAAGAGAGAAAGGAAAAGGTAAAGAGTGCAGTAAATAAGGTAAAGGATACTGCAAGAAAGGCAGTTGATGAACCAGCAAGAAAGTATGCTGAAAAAAGAGGAGTAGTAAAGTCTAAGTCTGGAAAAACTTCTTTGGGTGGTGGATCTGGAATTGGATCTGTAAAGTTTAAGCAGAGAACTTCTGCGGGGAGAAGAGAAGTTCGTAAGGCAGTTGCTAAGGACATTGGTGATAGAGCAAAGGCAAAGGCAGCACGCGGTGCTAAGAAGGCAGGTAGTGCTGCTAAGACCGCAGGTCTCGCTGCTGTAGGTGCTGGAGTAGCAGCAGGTAAGGCAGCAAAGGGTGCTGCAAGTTCTGCTAAGAAAGCAGCGGTGAAGAAGGCAGCATCTGCTGCAGTATCTGGATATGCTGCTGCTAAATCTGTTAAGGATAAGGCAACTGATGTAAAGAACAGAGCGAAGCAGGGAATCAAGAATAGAATTGCTCAAGCAAAGCGTAATGTTAAGGGTGCTGTTGGTAAAGCAGCACGTAAGGTTGCTGACAAGGCAGGTGGAGTCGCTTCTAGAATGGGTGAGGAGACCAATTATGATCTGGTCCTCAAGTACCTTTATATTGAAGGTTACGTAGAGACCCTGGAAGAAGCAGAAGTAATTATGGTTAACCTCTCAACAGAGGACGTTCAGGCAATTCTGGAAGACTGCTGAACTGAATAAATTGTTAAGAGACCCCCGAAAGGGGGTCTTTTTTTATCTAAATATGGTAAAGTGGGTAATATGAATGAGTAGTGACTATGAAAATCCTTGGATTTACATGGAACGAGCTTTTAATAGTGATGATGTTGGGGACTACTTTGGTTTTGTTTATGAAATTACCAATCTCCTCAACGGTAGACGTTACATTGGGAGAAAGTATTTTTGGTCGTTTAGAACACCAAAAGGAAAAAAACGTAAAGTAAAACAAGAATCTGATTGGAAAAAGTATTATGGGTCCTGTCCTGAACTTAAGGAAGACATTATCAAACTGGGCAAGCAAAACTTTAGCAGAACTATTATCAGCCTTCATAAAACGAAGGGCAAAACTAATTTCGAGGAAACCCGACAGTTATTCGGAAACAATGTCCTCACCGAGTCCCTTGACGACGGGACTCCACTCTTCTACAATAGCAACATTCTCAGCAGGTACTACCGAAAAGACTACTATGGCAGAGACGACGACTGAAGAACTTGTGAAGATGGTCAATGATTGGGCAGTTCATCGCATTGAGAGTATGGTTAAGAGTAGTGATACTACTCAACGTCAGATTCAAGATGCTCTTGCTCTTACTGATGAGTTCAAGGAATGGTTTGAAGATGATGGATCACCTGACATTGAGATTATGTCTATAGAGGAGTATTGATACCTAAATAATAAAATCCACCCAAGAGCAATACCTTGACAAGTCATAAGACACCATACTATATTTTGGTTTGCTTATTGGATACCTAGCATTTTGCATGACTAACTTAACTAGGGACGCTTTAATCAAAGCAGTTGTCGCAGATGAGATGAGGAGCGTCAACGGCGATGTTTACACGGAGCAACTCAAAACCACATACCACAAGTGGGAGCACGCTTCAAGTTATGATCTCTGCATTAAGTACAATCAAATAAACAAAACAAAGATTACTGTTGATGCGCTGCAGTAATAAATATAACTGCCTTGCATTCTACAAATGGCAGATACAAAGCCCAAAGTAGATGAGAAGGAGCATGATGAAGATAAAAGTGAAGTTCTTGGTAATTTGGTGAAAGTTGTAGTCCTTATTTGGTCTGCATCCCTTCTCACATTCTCATACGTTAGACTTCCTAACGGACAAAAGATTTTAGATTTTGATCCAACATTCATCGCATCTGTGTTTTCTGGATCATTAGCTGCGTTCGGACTCTCTCCTGCTAAGGCGGGTGGTGGTAACGGTAAGACACAGGCAAAGAAGACTGAGGAACCCCCTGTAGTCTCAGCTATTGACAAACCAAAATAATCTTGATAAACTCGTAGGGTCCATTTGACAATGGTTATGAAAATTTTTGCTATTGCTGCACTATTAGCAGTCGCAGGAAGTTCTGTACCAGGAGAAAAAACAAAAACTCCCGTGGAACTTCCTGTAATTCCTGCTACTTGGAAGTGTCCTGATTGCTCTCCTGCTGAGCAACATGTTTTAGCAGAACTGCAGGAACACACCAAAATTGCTGATCGCAATGCCCTTGCAACTATTTTGGGCAACATCAAACAAGAATCTAAATTCATTCCTAACATCTGCGAAGGTGGTGCTAGGGTAAACTATGAAGACTGCCATGTTGGTGGTTATGGTTTGATTCAGTGGACTTCTATTGGTCGGTATCGGAACCTTGGTAAGTTTGCTGATAAATACGAATGCAATCCCAGTACCCTAGAGTGTCAAACTCGTTACATGATTAACGAGAGTACATTCCAACGTTATCTGCCTATGTTTGAGGGAAGTGGACAAACTGTACGTCAGTATATGGTTCCTGCTTATTATTGGTTAGGATGGGGCATTAAAGGCAATAGGGAACTATATGCTTACGATTACACTAAAAAAATGATTCTGTCATGATTCAAAAGGTACTTAATTCTATCAAGGGAGTTTTTATTCCTAAGTCCGAATTCGTGGAATCTGAGACTCAGACCAGTCTTCTGAAGAAAAAAGCAGAACATTTCAAAGTTGAATGTGCTGTTGATGGTGAAGTAGTTCCTTGTTCTGAGATGAAAACTACACCATATACTGGTGTTCCTGCTCCCGCATATCTTGCAGAAGATCCTTGGTTCGGTCCTGCTCCAGTGTATACTGATACACAAAAGGACTACATGGCAATTGAAGCAGAGTATAGGCAGCAGAAAAAAGAGTCATCCTTTAGTGTAGAGTCTGAAGACATACATGAGATGATGTATCAAATCGCCACACGAACTGGTAGTCCAACTACACTTCAGTTGGATCCTCCTGGTGGTTCTGAGAACTTCCATAAAGGACCTGGTGGATGGCAATCGGGTAATGGTTACAATCAATTTCGCAAAGACTGAAAAATGAGCAACGTACCTACAGGAGCACTTAACGATTGGGGTCATAATGACCTTGAGGGATTCGCTAACTATATCGGGTCCCCCGTGCAGCACATCAAAGATCTTGCCAAAAAAAATCAAGAGGCAATAGAACAAGCAAAATCAGAAAAGGCGGTTGACGAACAGGAGACTGCCTGATATAATAAACACATTGGTTCAGTAGCTCAGTTGGATAGAGCAACTGCCTTCTAAGCAGTCGGTCGCTGGTTCGAGTCCAGCCTGAATCGCCTTGGGGAATTAGCTCATTCGGTAGAGCGCCTGCTTTGCAAGCAGGAGGCG